AACCCTTTAAAGATATTCTTAGTACTACATTGAAATATAATAAAAACATTATACAAAATAATACAACAGAAACATCACTTTATAATACCCCTTAAGGATACCAAAGTGATACTTAATAACCCCCCGCATTGTATACACAGGAGGTGTAGAGAGGACATCATCGGGGGGCATTAGGAAGTACTCTTTCAGATGTCAGTAGAGTAGTCCGTAGTATCACTTTGGCAGAGCCTCAAGTATTTTATTCTTAAACGTCAGGTATTGTTTTCGCATAGAGTTTAGACAAACTCTGTTGTATCTTGCCCTAAGTCTTATTGCCTCTGTTCTGAGGGTCATCATATTCATTTCTTGTAAGTTCCATCGATATTGTAATGTTTTGAATTATATAAGGACCAAGCAAAACAGTAGTCCCACGAGTATTTCTTAGCTCTAAGTAACTTATACCATTTATATATAAGCGTTATTCTACTAATCATTCACCTTAACCCCTACACACTCTATTGCCTCTAACTTATCATTTACCAACACAGAAGCCTTCTTCAACTCTACATTACAGATAGTTTCATTGTTATACGTACCAAGATGATGGTAACGTACCCCTTGTTCTGGTACTACATGAAACCATAGAAGTAGCCACACCATACCATTCTCCTAGATTGAAAAAAAAAAATAAACCCTCACCCCCTCCGACCATCCGTAAGGACAGCCAGAGAGAGTGAGGGGAAAGTTAACCTACTAGGTTAGCGAGAATAATGCCGATGGCTACACCAACAATAATTGACTTCTTGTGCTCCCAAAGAGCTGTCATTAGTTCATTAATTTTATTCATAGTAGTCTCCTATTTTACAGTACATAGCCCTTTTCACCATTAACCTTACCAGTGTAGTAAGAATAATGTTCATCCCAGAGCAATTCATATTCTTCACCTTTATACTCAACAACCATAATGTCACTGAACATACCCTGTTCTGTTTTCCTTAACTCTATAAAGTTTACCAGAGTATGCCCTTTAAGTTGATTATAAGGGAAGAAAGTCTCTACATCCTTACTCATTAGATTTCTTCCAAGAGTAATAGCTTAACATCATAAGGATTAGGCCTCTTGTTAACCTCTTCCCAACAATCTTTTGAAACTATAATAGCCTCTACTAAAGGTTGTTCAATAAACCCGGATTCAGGGTATACGTTCCAACGATACATAGAAAAGCTTCTTTGACCAAATGCTCTATTAGAGTTATCTAATCGAGAACGATTACTATCAGTCACATGAAAACTAATCTCAGGGTTTTCCCATAAATGGTTTATAATCTCTGTTGTAAACTTATCTACACCATAGATACCTATTGAATCTAAATCTTTAAACTTCTTGAGGAAGTCTTGTCGAGCAGACTTAGGATTATGTTTCAGCTTAACCTTAGTAGAGGGTCTTCCCCTAGGTTTACCTGTTGGTTTTTTAGTCATCCATTAACTCCGATAGTTCTGAGTAACCACCAATAACATTAATAACAACAGGAACAGTAGTCTTAGAAAGTTCGTTGTTAATAAAATCTTTCCAAGCTTTTCTTTTTTCAGGAAAAAGAGTACTAAGATTTTTATATACGTATTGAGTGTGGTTTTTATCAAGTAGTTCCTTAGCTTTATCACACCAAGGACAATCGTCTTTACCAATGACATATAACATTACTCTTCTGTCTCTTCCTCTTCAGAGTTCTCTTCCAACACCTTAAGTGTCATTTGAACAGCATCATTGAAGATCATGAAGAAAATATCATTAAGAGATTGATCTGTATTAAAATCAAATCCATCCTCGATATAAGTCTCAAACATATCTTCTACAAGTTCATCCAACTTTTCTTCCATATTTTCATTAGTCATTATCCACGACCTCTCATTGTTTTATCTTCTTCTAACCATACTAACCGATCAATGTCAGCTCGATTAATTCCAATATCTTTTAGCTGTTTATCTGATAGCTTATTAAGTTGTTTTACTGCTTCACGATGGTCACGCCAAGTCGCCAAGTAGTTAACATATCTCCAGAACCAACTCATTTTATACTCCTTCATCTAACTCGTTTTCGAGTAGATTAACACATTTATACACAGGGACTATACTCCCTTGACTTTCATAATATTTAATCCCTGCAGCTAGAAATTCATAACACCTCTGTTCTTTCTTAAATATAGTATTATGTACTTCGGGTTTGCAAGTATTAAGCTCTAAGTTGCAATATATAAGTAATGCAACAAACATTATTCTTTTTGAATCTTAAGCGCACAGGCTACAAGCATTTCTAAGACCTCCTCTAGCTCGATTCCACTAACAGATATTTGAGCGTTACCGTCAATGCTTTGAGTTATAAGTACAGACCCATATTCAAAGATATCATCACAAATATCCATAACATAGTTGTGATTTTCCATTGCTTGGCTGATTTCTAGTTTTTCTTCACTCTCAAGCCGCTTTTCGTTAAGGTCTATAATTTCAGTCATAGCACCAAAGTTAACCCAAGCCACTTCAACACATTAAGCCCTACATAGACTGTTACAGTTGCGCTAATTGTATAGCCCAATAAGGCACCGATAATCTTTCCGAAGGTTTTCATATATCTAATCTTTCTTTTTTATGTTTTCCATAATCTCTTTACGTTTATCGTTAGAGTAAGTGGACCACATTCTGATATCATCTTGGTGCCTACCACAACTCTCGCAGTAGGCACCCTCTAGTTTACATTCCTTTATACAAGGAGATAATTGTTCTTTAACGGCAGCTATTTTCCAAAACTCTTTAGATCTCACAACCACCCGCTCCACAAGCTAAAGTTTGAGCGCCCTCTGTATTATCTTCTTGTTCATAGTTAGACAGTTCAGAGAAGTCAATTTTTGGCATTGCCGATGTAGCAGCGAGGAACTCATGATATGTGCAAGGAGTATAAGGAGCTTGCGCATAAGTATGATCAGAATAAGGCAGGAAAGAAATACCAGTAAGAGCATCAAAGTGCTTATAACACCATGCACCCACTTCCATCCATTCTTCTTCTTTAACATAGATAGTCACAGACACCGAATGTTCTGCCCAATGCTTCTTAAACAGCAACCAATTTTCCAATTGCTCAATAGCTGTTTGTTCATTAGCTAAAGTAGCCCCTTCTGGTGATTTAATAGGGAAGTAGAACACTGTGGTTTTAGCTGGATTCATAACGTCTTCTTCGTTAGGAACACCTTTGTCTTTTAAGAAAGCAGTCAAGGGATCATTGTTGGATTGCCGTACAGCCCGAATATAATAAGGCGCAAAACGTCCATGAATACCAGAAGCACTATCGACAAGCTGAGAAACAGTGCCGCTCGGCTTAACTGTTGTAATGGCGGCGGCAGGGTTGATATTAAGCTTTGCAGCATACTCTTCATTAGCCTTAATAGCTTCATTCTTCATTTCCTCCAGCAACTCTGGCTTTGGTTTTCGAAGAATCTTACAATCCTGGATACCAGTCAAAGAAACACCTAGAAGCGCTTCTTCTTCACAGTTCTTTTGCCAAATCTTACGTACATATTTAAAGTCAGTAAGAGACGCTTGTAGAGTACCTAAGATAGCTGCAATACGAACCTTGCGCTTAAGGTCTTCTGCTGTATCATTTTCACGACACACAACCTCTGTAAGGTTACATAGTTGATTACTGCGGAGAGCAATTTCTGCACAAGGATTAAGACCAACAATCTTATCTCCATCTCGCCGTTCTGGCGACATATCTTGCAACCCATAACGAGATACAATACCACGTTCACCGGAACCAGACTTCATAAGTGCTAACCATTCGTCCATAAAGATAGCCATAGATGGTTTTGTCTCATAGGCTGCAGAGTTGTTAGCCAATGCACGTTGTTGTTCAGTCTCCCACCAACGACCAGACTTACAATCCCGCACTTCGGGATCGCCAAGGTCTGATAGAGAAATCAGCGCTGAACGGCGTACACCACCCACTACGACTACTTCAGCAATCTTACATACAATGTCATGAACTTCAATAGGGCGCAACTTACGCCCAGAAGCTTTTCTAAACATCTCTGTAATAAAGGAGAATAAGTCTTTAAGAGGCTCTGGCCCAGAGGCCCGACCCCCCATTGTCTTTAGGCGAGCACCTTCAGGACGAATACGGCTGTAATCCCACTGATGAATGTTACCCAAGTATAGTTCAGCAACAAGCTTTCGTAAGCCCTTTGCCCAACCTTCTGCACTGTCTTCAATACTGATAACACGTTCTGTCTCCGTAAAGGTATCGTTAATAATTGGTAATTTGTTTACGTATTTAGCTTCAGCAGAAAAACCAACACCTGTACCTGCCATGAGAATAAAAAGAATCTCATCGAATACACGGATATGATCAACCGCAGCAAAGCTACAGTTATAACCACGGAAATGATTTTGTTCAAGAGCTTTGCCAGCGCTCCACATAGCCCTCATAGAAGGCATTACTTCACGATTATAGATAGCACTGCGAAGTTCTGAATATTCCGCTTCGGTAACAGTATTTGTACCGACACGTTCTTTCCAAAATCCTACGAGTCGATCTACAGTCTCGTCCCATGTCTCACGACGACCTGCGTCATCTAGAAAACGTGAGTAACGAGAAAGATGGATGAAACTTTCGTATGGTTGCATTTTATTTTCCCTATTTGTTTTTATTACGTGGTTTTGTTTTTGGCTTAATATTAGCAAGTGCTTCTAAGGTTTCTTTAGAAGTTTCCATAATTTCTTCTGCAATTTCGATTTGAAGGTCTACGCTTGCATCTACGATATTCTCTATGGGAGTACCTTTCCACATCTTTTTAATAGACTCTAATTGTTCAGGGTTATAAATCTTTTTTACATTGGGATTATTTACCCATTTTTCAAATCGTTTATTTGTATAACCTTCGTCCATGAATTTTTTAAAAATTTCTTCCATTAGTGTAACACCTCTTTTACATTGTTTATTTTATTAAAGAAGGTGTCAGCATAAAAATAAACATGATTCTGTTCTTCTTCAGTCATCTCGTTTAATTCTTCTGCCAACCCTTCTAAGTATTCTTGTACAAACGGATTGAATCCATCTATATTAGGGTCTTTCTCTAACATCTGATATACAATCGACATTAATACAAGCGTTTGATCATTCATCATACTCGCATAACTCCTTCCGATTGTTCTTCAAACTGGTCAGATCCTTTAGATAGTCTACCCGTTTCGAACTCATAATAAAGACTACCGCTTGGTCCGGTTAAACCTGTGTATCGGCATTTGAGCACTTTTGTTTTAATAGTGTTGCGCTCGTCATGAACAGCCGACCCAACATTTCTAGCAAAAGCGATAATGTCCATACTGATTTGTTTAATAGAACCTGACCCACGGATGTCATCCATTGATGGTAATTTACCTTCTTCAAAACTTTTCCCCTTATTATCTGTCTTACGTAAGTGACTAATTAGGCCGATCCACACATTATGCTTCTTACACAGCCTTAAAAGGTCATTCATTATTTTGTCTATAGCTTCATTACCAGTTAACCCTTCAGCCCCTTCAGAAGCCAAAATAGTAATATGGTCAACAAAGAGGTACTTACAACCGCTAAGACACATATACTCCAAAAAGTCCATAATGGAGCCATCTGATATGCTACCTTGATGATCGAGGACCATAACACGGTTGCTACCAAAAACGATATCAAATCCTTCTTTAAGTTTTTCAATTGGGATTTCGTCATTTGCAGGATTCCTATTGATTGCCATACCTGCCATCTTACGGGCAGTTTCTGCTGGTGATTCTTCTAAGGATATAATTCCAATCTTGTCTTCTGTTTTTTCTAAGAGATCTATAGCAATCTCTCTTAACAGTGTTGATTTACCAGAACCAGTACCTGACGTCCATAAAGTTATTTCGCCAAATCGCATACCTTTTAATTTTTCATTAAGGCCAGTCATATACTCTGGATAAGGTACTGATTCTATTTTATTATAATCTTCTAGTTGATGCCAAAGTTCTTCTTTGGTTAAGATACCTGCAGGTGTATAGTCTACAGAGTCATATATCGTCTTTAAAACTTTATCTGGATCTTTAACCCATAAGTCCGAGGCATCTTTTTCGGTAGACTTAGCAACCTTGATTTTATCATAACCAATAATACGGGCAGCTTCTTTCATAGCTTCTTTGCCAGCGTCATCGTTATCTAGCCACAAGATTACTTCATCAAACTTACGGATCCAGTCCCGCTCATTGATTAAGTCTCTAATACTAGAGGCAGAGCGTAGAGAAACGACAGGGTAAAAGGTTTTATACTTTTTGTACCATGCAGATTGTACTGCCATAGCATCGAGTTCACCTTCTGTAATTACTAGTCGTTTACCGCCATTGTACAGGGACTGTCCAAACATTCCACCTCTAATGGTTCCAATACTGGTAAAGTCTTTAGGTAACTTTCTGACCTTGTATCCAACCAAGGTATTATCACTGTAGTAAGGATAATAATGAGCGTCAATGTCACCGTCAATATCGTAAGAAACCTTAACACCATAATGATCAGCAACTTGCTTAAAAATATTCCTTTCTCTAAAACCTCTTGTAGTATATTCATTTTTTACTTCCTGAAGCTTAGAATCACTCCAGCTGCTATTTGTTTTCACTGGTTCAAATTCCAAACTATCGGACTCCTCTTTAGGTTTAGGAAAGCTTTTGCGGCAAGAAAAACAAAAAGCAGATCCATCTTCATATATTTGTTTAGGATCCGATCCTCCACAAGACTCACACGCTTGGTTTTTAATTACTATTCTTCCCATTTGTAGTCATCTCCGCTACTAGCTTGCTAAACTCTGTAAAGAAAAGATAGATTATAACTGACATCACAGGGTCTAGTCTCATGAATTCAAATAAGTAGTTTAACATAGTTAGCGCCAAAACAGACATAGCAATTAACCATGAGATTGGTGCTGCAGGGTGCATACTCATGCATATCTCCTTTTTATCTTGGCAACAAAAGATTTAGTTCTATTTGTAGGATGCTCACGGGGAACAAACCTAATAGCCGCAATCTGCCTATTATAAAATCGAGGTGTTGAGTTATCACTTAAAGTTTCAGTCATACACTCGCTTAACATTTGCAGATAAGCCTCTGCATAATAGAGACCTCCTTTTGTTTTATACATATCAACGATATTAAACCTGAAGTTATCTTTTCCATACTTTTTAATATCGCTTTTAACTTTTGTTGAAGAACCTTCATAAGTTCTCCAAGTCATTTCTTTACCATAAGTCCTTGATTTCTTTTTACCGCCATGGTAAAACTGTTTCTTACCTATGTAAAATTGACTTGTTATAGTGTTTTCTATACAGTATATAAAGCCGAACCACTGTTCTGGATCAAACTTATAAGAATAACTCCAATGGCCAATTTCAGCCTTTGATAGCATTGTCATAGTATTTCCGATCTAATACAAAGTGATCATTGATGTGTCGCCAGATGTGAATAAGACGACCATTTGTGATCAAGTAATTATAACCATCTTCTCCATATTGGTTATGGTAAGCTCTACACACGCTGTCTTTATATTTAATATTATGTGCTAAGATGGCATCGGCTTTTTTAGTACCAATTCCAGGAAGCCCAGGGATATTATCCGTAGAGTCTCCCATAAGAATTTGTTTCCAATAGAAGTAATTTGCATCTTCTTGTTCTACATCATAAATCAAGCCTTTACGGGGGTTGTAATGCAAACCACTGATACAGTCTAAATCCTTGTCTACTGATACAACAATTCGTTTCATATCAGCAGCATCACATTCAGTAGCCCATATTCTTACTAAATCGTCTGCCTCACAGTTGTCAGAAAACACACAACCATCATATTCGCTTTCTATATCAGACTTCAAATCTAAGAACCAATCTGGTCTTGTTGATTTTGATTTTACTCTGTTGCCTTTATAATCTGGATAAAGATCAACTCTAAAATTGTCAGGGCCACCTAAGGCCATGACGTAGTCTGTTGCAAATACACCCTCTAGTATGTTTTGAAATATTTCATCGAATCTTTCTCTTGCTTCTTCTTTGGTTTCCATGTTCCATATACTCATGTATAATAAAACATCTCCATCAATAATAGCTATCATAGTAGCCCCTTTAATGTTTTAGCAGGGATACCCGAAGATATACCCTGCATTATTGTTCTTTAACGTCAGGTAATTTTTAGCTTTCCTCTTCTTCTTCTTGCCACTCTTTCCAGTTATCATACTCATCTTCGAGACCCCAGTCATCAATTAGATCTTGAGGAATACCATCCGCCCAGCCTTCATCTTCGAAGTCAAACTCCCAGCTGCGATCTCGATTACCGACAAAGCACATCCCAGGTTCATAAAAGCTTGCAGTAATTTCTAAGTTCATTGTTGATTCTGCGATATCATAAGCCCCCAAAGGTGGACCCCAAGCACTATCAAAACTTAGTTGAAGGGTGTTATCACCATCCCAGTCACAGTAAGGTTCATTAACATCCCATTTTGTACCCCATGTATTTACCGCTAGCCCATAATCCCAGTCTTGACCTAAAGGGGCTAGGAATTTAAGTAGTTCACTATTGTTTGCGGCTACTTCAATTTTTTCTAGTGTTTCTTTTTCACCAGAGATCTGTACGTTGTTCATGCACCAATTAGGCATTGCTATTTCCTTTCTTTCCGTTAACTGCTCGCGCTTCAAGTTTTTCATAATTAATTTTCATAATTTCTGACAAACTACTACCTTGCTGATTTGCTATAACAGTAACATACCAAAGCACATCACTAAGCTCATCTAGCACTTCTGACCTAATTCCTAAGTTAATAGCTGCGTTTACTTCTGCAGCTTCTTCTCTAAGACCTGTTACTAAGTCATTGTGGTGCCTATGAGTGGGGTTAAAAAACTGTAAAGCGACAGTTTCATATAGGTTAGCTTGCATAGTATGCTCCTTCAGCTTTTGACAAAGACGCAATTATGTCTCTGAATTGTTGATGAGAAAGGTTAATTAGATCATAACACTTTGTATCTTCGTTAAATTGTCGTAGGACAACATCAGTCTCGTCTAGAATGATCTCAACATCTGAATATAACCCTGTTTGATCCAAAGTAGTCACTACCGTATAATTGTCAACATGCTCAACAGTAAACATTAATCTTCCTCTTTACAGTTACAATTTTCAAGAGCTTCTGCATAACCTATTTTATAGCCATCGTGGTTGCCACTTTCTAGACCTTCGTCATAACCTTTATCATAACCCTCATCTTCTCCTTGTCCAAACCCTTCTTCATAACCTGATTCAAAACCATGATCACGGCCCTCATCATAACCATGATCATGACCTTCATCGTATCCCTCTTTAAAAATTTCATCAGATTGGCCATCATACTCTTGGATAATGTCTTCCTCTAGTTTTTCTAAAAGTTCAGCAAGGTTATCTTCAATAACAAAGCCATTGAATTTAACTGCCTCAAAGAAACGATCAAACTCAATACGGATATTTTCTTCTACTGTGATATACATATTAATAATCCTTCCAGATC